TGTGCTTTCTCAGCGGCTGTGGTGTTATCCTTTAGCGCCCATATAGCAGCTCCTAACCCCACTACAGCGGTAGCTACCAATACATAAGGGTTGGCTTTCATGGCAGCATTGAGGGCTTTAGTGGCAACAGTGGCAGCATTAGTAGCAATAGTCTGTATCCCCTTTGCAATAGCATCTTCCTTAGCTGCTACTGCCCAGCCTTTGGTAAGGGCAATATTCACCAATACAGCTGTACGATACGCCCCATAGGTAGCTATAAGCCCCGCTATCACCTTACCCAAGGTTTGGTAATTCTCAACCAAGAAAGCCACGCTTGAGATAGCCCCTGAAGCGATCCCCTCGGTAGCCTTACCTATCTCGTTGAGCATATTGTCAAAGTTATCTTCCAAGTTGGACAATTGGCCGCTTAGGGTTTTGCTCTGCTCTGCCATTAGGTTGTAGAAAAGCCCGCCCTCGTCAGTCATACCTTTGATAACGGCTTGTACTTCAGCAAAGCCTATCTTTCCTGCTGAGACCATGTCTTTAATCTCGGTTTCACTCTTACCCACGACCTTACTTAATTCAGCAATGATAGGAATACCCGCATTCATGAACTGGTATAGGTCATTCGTCATTAGCTTTCCTTGTGCTTTGACTTGCCCGTATACGTGAATGAGTTGTCCCATAGGCACACCCAATCCCGCAGCTACATCCCCCATACGGCGGAGGGTTTCCGTTACTTCCTCAGCAGGAACCTGAAAAGCAAGCAAACGCTTAGCCCCCTCGGATACTTCTTGTAGTCCAAAAGGGGTTTTAGCCGCCAAATCAGTCATTTGTGCCATTAAGGCATTGGCTTTCTCCTTACTCTTGAGCATAGTGCCAAAGGCAATTTCAAGCTGTTGGAACTGGGAGCGGACGGCTATAATCTTTTGGGAAAATTCATAGGCTTTTGAGATGGTAAAGAATGCCATTGCCCCTTTGGCGAGGTTATTAATAGACTGCTGGAGCTTGTCAGTCTCTTTTTGGGAGCTTTTCATGGAGTCGTTGAGCATTTTCTCCATTTCTTTTACGCCTTCTTCTAATTTCTCAAGGCGCAAGCGGGCTTCAAAGTCTATACTTCCGTTATCGTTGTTCATAATAATCTGTGTTTTAAAATGTAAAAAAACGCCCCATTGCTGAGGCGTGGCACGCTAATCAGCGTTTGAACCGAATAAATATTAACAATCCTAAGAGTAATGTGCTTGCTATAAGCCACCAATGTAGGGCGCTAACTTGTTTTTGTGATTTTGTGGTTTGTCGATGCTCCTGTACGATGGTGGCTTGTTGTTGGCTTGTGGTAGTGCTTTCTTGTATAATTGTATCCTCTTGGGTAAGGGCTTGGTTGTTGTTTTGATTTATATGTATGGTTGCCTTACCCCCTCTTATAACGAGGGCTTCATTTGGGCCGTCTCTCATACGAGTAAAATAGAGATCTTTGGAATTACCCATTTCGTCTTTGTCACTCTCAAGGGTGATTTGATAGGATTGTGACTGCTGAAGCTCAAAAGTAGCGACCTTTTGGGACTTTTCTATGTGCGTAGCGCTGTCTTTTACCTCCTTTCTTTCGCTCCGCTGTTCTTCTCTGTGCTCGGTTCGGTTTGATTTCTTGCTCCTGCAACCAGTCAGTAACAAAAGGGCTAATAGTAAATACATAATCTTTCTCATACATAACTATTTTACTTTTTCAATTTCTTTAATGAGTGTTTTGAGGCTATCAGCATAGTTCGGAGCAGTGGCATAGCCTGCCTTTGCTACTTTCTCGGCAAACTTGTAAGGGTCTGCTTTGACCTCCAACGCTTTGGCGTATCGTTTGTTTCTAAAGAAGAAATTAGCATGGTCTGTAAAACATTCTTCAGGACTGTCATACTTCATAAACCAATCTCGTACGATATACAAGTATTTACCATCTGTACGCTTGGTGATACTAATCACTTCAGGAAATCTGTCCTTTTCATTAGGGGTATCCAATACCTCCGTTGTTCTTAGGAGCTGCTTTTTCTCTTTTGGGGTACTACTAACAAGGCTCTTAGGTACTTTTATACCAAAAAAGTTATTTCCTATAGGGCTTTTTCCCCAACCACTCTCAAGCCCTGCTTGTGCTAAAATAAAGAGGGCGGATATACCTGTCTTTCGCTCGCTTTCAAGCGATACAGACTTATAGGTTTTGATAAAATTAAGCTGTGTTTGGTTCATGGTCTTCTGTTTTAGAATTATCACTTTCTTTCATATAATTAGAAATAGTCTTAGCTACTTCCTCTAAGTTATCACGATTGATAAATACCTGTTGAATGGCTTGTCCTGCACGGTCTAATCGAACTTTGTCTTCAGCTTTCTCTCGTATCGATTTGATTTCGATAAGACATAAGACTACGGCTATAAAGAATGTACAGAATGGGAATAACCAAATAGAATATTGATAATAGGTCTCTAAGAACCAAGAAAGCATACCATACATACTATCCACAATAGTACATGCAATCAGGATGTTATAGTATTGTGCCATTTTGCTAATGGTACGCCTATATCCGTAGGAGTTACGCGCAATACCCAAGCGTTTGGCCTTGCGCACACCACTCCAAAGGTCGGCAAATATCATGAGGAGTACAAGAATATAGATACAGAGTAGTATCCAAAGAATTACAAAGATTTTTTCCATTGAATATTTTTAAGATTGATTGATTAATTTGTCTAATTCCTCGTTGTAGTCAGGGCTTTTATCGGTTACCACCTTGCCTTTGTCCTTGTCATCACTGTAGGAATATTCGGGGATTACGCTATTGTAAAGGAGCAAATTAGCAAAGGATATTTCATACAAAGCCTCTTGGATACTTACATTAGGATATTGTTTTAAAAAACCACCGACTATCGCCCAGAGGCTGTCGTTTAACTCACTTTCCTTGTCGGTTTTAGCAGATTTGCTTCTTTGAGGAAAGTGATAAGCATAAAAAAATCGGTAGTCTGCATTTTGCCGAGCAGCTGAATGAACAATATCCCTACTTCTTGAACGTTCATTTGGTAGAGGATCTTATTGGTGAGCCGCTTTATTTGGCGTTCTTTTGGGTTCAGCCACTCCTTAAACCATTGCCAAAAGGTTGGCTTTGGGTGTGATGCTCCAAGTATCATAAGGGCTAAGGCGCGGGCAACATGTTTGCCGTGGGTAGCTTTCTGAAAGGCCTCGCCTACCGTCTTTTCTCGATTGAGTTCCTCCATGGGTATATGGGCTATCTCTTGAGATACGAGTATCAGCGTGCCGAGTGTGGGTTGTGGTACTTGGTACTTTGTCCCTGCTATGATTACCTCTTCAGCTTGTTGTAATAGGGTTTGTGCTGTTTTTTGTTGAATATTGTCCATCTTTTTAGTGATTAACGATTAATGATTAGTGGTTAGCCACTTGTCACTAACCACTAATCAATGAATTAATTGTACTGCTTGAGCATTTTCCCTGTCTTTGGTTTCAGAGCGGTGAAGGTGTATTTTATCTTACCTCCGTTCTCACTGTCCCAAGTCTTTACTACGGACACGCTGGCACGGTCTATGATAAAGCCTTTGGCACTGGTGTTTTCAGGGGTAAGACGTACCGCGTACTGGTCAAGGACAATCCCGTCATTGTCGGGAATAGGAGCGGTTAGGTCGTCCGTCTCATAGATTTCAAATTCCAGCTTGTATTTGCTGACATTCTTACGAGTGGCGATCACCTCGCCGCCCTCTACTTTGGCTTCCTTGCTCTCACCTTCTTCAGTTTCCAATTTGGTAGTGTTTTCCACTGGGGTAGGGAAAGCCTTCCAAGTAGGTGTACTGGGCAAGTCGCCGTTTTCCAATTTTACATATTCTATTCCTGGTTTTCCCCAGCTTAAAATGTTTGCCATGTTCTAAGTGTTTTAATAGTTACTAAATCTTTTGTATCTGAGGACGACATTAACCAAGGTTTGATTATCGTCTTCCTCAAAGCTATGAATGGTTTGTTCCTGATAAAAGCGATATTCATCAGTGATACGAGTTACTAAGCCACAGATAAAGGCTTCTATCTCCAAAATACGAGCAATGTTTTTTATTTTTTTCTGTGTTCCTGCATTGATTTTAGGTACATAGAAGTTAATATTTACCTTACCTTCTTGTATATCCTTATCAAGGCCAGTGAGAAAGCCTATAACACAATCCTCCTCAAAAGAGTTGTGTGGGCGGGTGCCTTGCAAATACACTCCACCACGGACAAAAGCGCCTATCTCGGTTTGGAAAGTGTCAAAGACATCCTTTTCTATCTGTGTGCCTCCTTTTTTCATGATCCATAGAGTTGTTTTAAGATGTTTTCAGCCATAAGCTCGGCACTGGAAAGCACATTATAGCCTTTGGCTTCTACATAGGCAGCGTAATTCTTTCCTGCCACTACAATCAGCACCAAGCCTTTGGGATATTTGGCTTTGATTTTCTCAATCTGTTCTTGGTTGTGCTTGTTTATATTCCCTTGAGATTGTACCACGCCGTCCAATAATACCACATAGCCTACGGAGCTTCTAAGGTGACCCGTCCTATCGGTATAGGAGCCGTTATCTCTGGCTTCAGTGATACAGCGTTCGCCTACCTCTATGAATTTTTGAGTGGCTGCCTTGATGTACTGCTCCTTGATTTTATCAAAGGCAATGTTTAGCTTTCCTTCTATCATTATACCATGATTTTAGTTCGTCCTACCCAATCGGCATGCTCTATGCTTTGCACTTCAAATTCGCCTAATTGCTCTCCTTTGCCGCTTATAAGCCGTACCCTTTTAGCATTGAAAATATGCAGCCCATAGTCAAACCATACTGTATAGCTGCTTTGGGTAAAGGTACTATCCTTGAAACTCCCCCGCTGATTGTAGGTATTGGCTACAATATGACAAGGAATAGGATCACCCCATTGAAAGGGAGCTTCTTGAGGAATACCTCCTACCAAGCCGCCTCCTGTAGTGGTCTGTACCTGCAATGTGCCATTATCTAATATCATCGAAATATGACTTTAGGTTTCTTACTCAGTTCGTCCTTGAGTCCTAACCGCTTACACTCATTGCTGTAGAAAGCAATTATATCGTCTTTGCTAGCCCTTGCGAGGCTGGTTCCTCCTTCTGATATAGAACTGGGGCGCAAGAGGATTTGTGGAATAAAGCGGATAAAGGCTATATACAAGTTTCTTTGCTCCTCTGCTGTGGCTTCACCTGACAAATCAGCAATGCCTAAGTCTAAAAGGTCAGCCTCAGTGAGAGAAAGCCCCAACGAGGCAAACCTTTGACGGAAATAGTCCTTTTTAGTCATCTTAACCCATGTTAGAGGTGTTAATCACAACCATGCTCTGTGGAGCGGCAAAGCTCGGCATCCACTCACAACCATACTCGATAAAGCGACCTTCTTCAGTACGCTGTGTGGTGATGTAGTGTCCGCCTTCCAATACAGTATAGGTTTTGTTAGGCACACGGTCTGTAAGCTCGTAAGGCTCGTGCCACATCATCTTTCCGAGTTTGGCAGTAGGAAGCAAGGCAATACGCTCATCAGCAAAGATGTTAGTAGTAGTGCCGTCCTCTTTCACTACATAATCCTCCACGATACGAATAGGCGGCAATCCTATACCAGTGAGTAATTGGTTTGCCATAGCCTCGGTGATAATACCTCCTGAGACGCCAATTTGTGCGCTACCTAACACCATTTTGTAGGTATTCTTAAACTCATCAGAGGCAATTACACGCTTATTGAAAGTGGTACGGGTCATTTCCATAGTCGCAAAAACACCTACCTTGGTACTTGTTTCATTGACTACTTTTTGCAAGTAGCTGATGAACTTGGTTTTCTCAGCGGAGGTAGGGTCAAACTTCATCACGGGCAAATCCATGTCAATAAGAGAAACCCCATCTTTGTTGTCGTTCAACTTGACCTCTCCCTTACCCGTGGAAATGAGTTGCCCTACCAAGTAGTCCATACGCTTGTGAGGAGCCAATGTACATTGACGAATATCGTCGGCTAAGAAGTTGATAATCTCATTCATCACCGCGGATTGTCCCGCCCCTGCTTGGTTGTATTTGTCTGTGAGCTGCTTGATGATACTAAGGCGCTCATTGTCCAACTGAAAGGAGTTCCCCAAGTCAGCAACCTCACCCGTACCGCTACCGAGGGTTCTACGTTCACGAATAGGCTTGCCTGAATTCTTGTCAATCACAGACCCCATTACCACTCCTGTAACGGTGCCGATGTAGGTTTTGAACAAGCGTGCTTTGGTCTCCTCAAAGTCAAAATAACGCTTCCATACCACCGTATCAGCAGTGGTCTGTATCACCCTATTAATCACCGCTCTGATGATTTGAGGGCTGTTAAAGAGTCTTTCTAAAGTTAAAATCATTGTTCTACTGGTTTTTAGATAAACATAAATCTTGCTCCAAGGGTCTCCTTATCCTTATCGGATACAGGTACATAGAGCTTGTTGGTTTGGATTTCATACGCCTGACCCAAAGCGGTAACAGTTGCCCCTGCTTCCTTCTTCACTCTCGCATAGTTAAGGAAATTAGCAGGGTTTTTAAGCACCTTTCCTGCATTGGTTTTAGCCTCAAAGAGGACATCGCCCGCTTTTACATCTGCAATGTTAACTGAGAGCGTAAGGGTGTCATAATTGGCG